AACGATCAGATCTCTGCTGATAAGATTTACTTCAAGTATCAAACTGGATACGGTAACGCTGGAATCGGAACCACTGGTTTCGTAGATTCAGAGGTTGTCTGGTTCGGTGCTGGTGCTGAAGCCAACTCTGGTGTTGGTTCAATTACCGTCGGTACTGCCGCAAGTTCAGTCACAGGACAAAAGGGTACAATTCTTGAGGTTGATAATACTTCTGGAACACTCTTAGTTGGTGACGCTATCGGAATTAAGACCTCACTCTATGGTGCAGATGAAAGATTCTACATCATTAACACAGTTACAAACGTTTCTACTGCTGCAACTTACTTCGAGTGGAAGGCAGGATCAACCGCAGGTGTTGCTATTACGTTCCCGAATCGTGCTACTCTGACAATTTCGCCAGAGAAGACAATCGGTACATGGGATACAAGGGCTATAACTAACGCAGGCGCTGGATCTACAATTGACGTTAGAACATTGTTCTCACAGTGTCGTCTAACAGGTCATGACTTCCTCGCAGTTGGTACTGGTAACAAGACTGAAACTAACTATCCTAACGTTGATCTCGCTGGAGTTATTCAGGGTAATGAGACAAACGTATATGGGCCTGGTAAGGTGTTCTTCGTATCTACCGACCAAGGTGGTAACTTCCGAGTTGGTGAATTCTTCTCGGTTGATCAGCTAACTGGTCGTGCTACATTGGATGCTTCCGCCTTCAACCTGTCTGGTTTGACAGAATTGAGACTGGGTGCTATTGGTGGTCAGATTGGTGAATCAATTAGTGAATTCTCCTCCGACCAAACACTTGCAGGTAACGCTAACAACGCAGTTCCTACTGAATACGCAGTACGTGGTTTCTTAACCCGTGGCGCAATGGGAACTAAGGCGATGACACCTCCAGTAGGTACAACCGCTCAAAGACCTGGCGGCGTTGATGATGAGTTCAACACTGGTTGCTTAAGATTCAATACTACTCTTGGTTCTCTTGAGTACTATGATGGAACTGCATGGCAACAGCCTGGTAACCTTGCGTTTAGTACATTATCATCCAATACAAACGTTCTTGCTGCTAACGTCTACTTCTGTAACACCACTGGTGGTCCTTTCAGTTGTACTTTACCTGCTTCTCCTAACCTTGGAGATACAATCAGGTTCTTCGACGTTGCTAAGACCTTCGATTCTAACGCATTGACAGTCGCCCGTAACGGAAAACCAATTCAGGGAGATACTTCAGATCTTACCGTAAATACAGAAGGTGCCGCATTTGAGCTCGCCTTCTCTGGTGATACATACGGATGGAGACTATTCACCATCTAATGTGATTCGGGAGGATCTTCCTCCCATTCTATTATGAATTATTAACCCCTTAAACAGGATTGTAAATGGCAAGTTATCGATCATATAAAAAAGTAACGGCAGCTATGGTTCCTAATGGATCCATAAGTGTAGAGAAACTTGCGTCGGGTTCAGGTCCAACTTATTGTGTAAAGACAATTAAAGGATCACCAAACTCATGCACGCCAGGTTGTTGCTGTAACTGGCAAGTACCATCAGGTGCTTCACGTATTACGTGGGAAGTTTGGGGTGCTGGTGGAAATGGACATGGATCATGTTCCTGTAACAGATGTCAGCACTACAGGGCTGCATCAGGTGGTGCATATAATACTAGGACCATTCAGACAAATGGTGGATGTAGTTATAGTGTATGTGCTGGTGGAGTTTATCGGTGTTGTTCTAGGGAATGTAACGGTTGCGAAGGATGTTCATCCTACGTAAATGGTTATAACTTATCCAACTTCTGTGCCAGAGGTGGTGCAAGAGGTTGTGCAAACACTGACTGGTCAAACCATTGTCACTCTACTTGGTGGTGCTGCATGGCGCCAGGAAGTTGGGGTGGAGACTTTACCATGAGTGGTCACCAGGCACACTGGTCTGGTCACTGGAACTGTCATTGTGGTGCAACCGTTGGTAACGTTTGTTCGCCAGGAGCTCCGTTCCTTGCAATGGGTCAAGAACACAGAATGACTCACTGTTGGCAACGTTGTGGTTGCTGGACTGCGCCTTATGCAACAGGTGGTGGCGGTGGATTAACATCCTACTGTGGTCGCTGTTGCGGTCAGGGTGGCCAGGGTGGATCTGGCGTTGTACGTATTACTTGGATGTAAGGAGCAGAAATGGCTGATTATTCGTCTTACAAAAAAATTAATGGAGATACCTTTGAAGATGGTATCTTAACAGGGGATAAGTTCAGTACTTCTCCTACATCTACCTACGGTGTTAAGTGGGTATATGGAACAATGTGTAGATGCTCGCCTGGTTGTTGCTGCAACTGGCAAGTACCTACAGGAGTTACTAAGCTGTGGGCCCAACTTTGGGGTGCAGGTGGTAACGGAACAGGCGCTTGTTCCTGTAACAGATGTCAGCACTATAAGTCTGCTGGTGGTGGATTCTATAATAGTCAGATTGCTACTACTCAAGGTGGTTGTACATACAGTGTATGTGCTGCTGGTGTTTATCCTTGCCTTTCACGAGAGTGTTACGGTTGCAATGGATGCTCTTCTTACATTAATGGTTATGGATTCTCTAATTTCTGTGCCGTAGGTGGTGGTCGAGCATGTGCTAACACATCTTGGACAGAAGAATGTACATCTGATTGGTCATGTTGTGCATCTCCTACCACATGGGGTGGAGAGATGGCAATGGGTAACCACTATGGTGTATGGAGTAACGCAAGTTATGATACATATAGAGGTTGGTGTCATTGTTATAACCAAGGTATTACACCTACCAGTGCTCCTTTAATCGGTTCTATGGTCCAACAGGCAACAAGAGGCTGTTGGGTACGTTGCGGTTGCTGGATTGTACCTTATGGTAATGGCGGACAAAGCGCTATGTCAAACTACTGTGGTCGCTGTTGCGGTCAAGGTGGTACAGGTGGCGGTGGACTAGTTAAAATTACATACTTCTAAGTAAGGAGAAACGATGGCCAATTATTCATCATACAAACAGATCAAGAACTCGCAGGTAACGGATGGTAGTATTCCATCGTCTGCGCTGGCTTCGGGTGCTTTCTCCAACTGGAACATTAAATGGGTTTATGGTAGTCCAAACTCCTGTACGCCTGGATGTTGCTGTAACTGGTCAGTACCAACTGGAATAAACAAGATTAATTTTGAACTTTGGGGTGCTGGTGGTAATGGCCACGGTACTTGTTCTTGTAACAGATGTCAGAACTGGTTTGGTGCAGGTGGTGGATTCTATAACACAAAAACTATTTCAACTCAAGGTGGTTGTTCATATAGTGTATGTGCTGGTGGAGTTTATCGTTGTTGTTCAAGAGAATGTGTAGGGTGTCACGGATGTTCATCCTACGTTAATGGTTATAACTTAAGTAATTTCTGTGCCTTAGGTGGTACAAGAGCCTGTGCAACTGGTGGTTGGTCAAACGCATGTTACTCACAGTTTGAGAGATGCTGCTTACAACCTGGCGCATGGGGTGGAGACTTCGGTATGGGTAACCATGCTGGAACATCATACAAACTTTATGGATGGGATTGTCACTGTTTCTACAACTTTGAGAACCCAACAGGTGCTCCATTCATTGGAACCCTAGGTGTTGTCTCTGCTGTTAGACATTGTTGGATACGTTGTGGTTGCTGGACTGTACCTTATGGTCACGGTGCTCAGAGTGCTATGACTTCATATTGTGGTCGTTGTTGTGGTCAAGGAGGACAAGGTGGTTCTGGTCTAGTTAAGATTACTTACGTCTAAAATGTCAGATACTAATCCTACTGAGTATGATCCATCGACTGATCCTAGAATTACTAGATCTGCTCCACCGTCGGTGATAAACACCTCAACTACTTACGACCCAAAACAGGATCCAAGAGTTACTCGTGTAGGTGTTGCAACAGATAAATAAAAAAAGTTCGAGATGGATTGGAGGGGTTTCTACCCCTCTTTTTTTATGCAATTGTATAAATAAAAGGCGAAGGAGTAAACCCGAAGAAATCCAAGAAAAATGGCAACTAAAATTATTTCACATGCATGGAAGCTAAAACTTCCTAATAACTTCCTTGTTGATCACTCTTTTAGTGACAATAAGACTAGGGACTGTACGTATGACGGTCCAGATAAAATCTACCTACAGTTAGGAGCTGATGGTAAAGAAAAGTATGGTCCTCTAACAGAAGACGATATTGCAGATGGTCGTCCAAGACCCGCTGACGTAGTTGAGTGGTTTGAGGTTGATTGCGCCGCAAGTGACACAAATGCTTTAATTTGTCAGTTACGTGGCCCAGTTATCGACGAGAAAGAAGAGGAACGAGGTACTGGAGAGGTAATCCACCAAGGATCACCTAACATCTCAGCAGACTATCCAAGGTTCTCTTATAGTACTCCATTGATGGCTGATGATATCTATGATTTCAATACCCTCAAAAAGAACGGTTCTAATCAATTAGAGATTAGTGCATTTAGTGTTCAGGAAAAAATTAATGGTGGGCCAGGAGATCTAACTTGGGATAACATCAGAACTCAGAGACAGAGATTTCTTGAAAATAGTGATGGAGCCATCGCTGAGGATATGCCTGATGCATTGAAAGATCAGTGGAAAGCATATCGTACTAAGTTAAGGGACTTCCCTAAGACAATGGCAGATTCATCTGTTGATCCCAACATTGCTCAGTTTATGTTCCCCGAAGAACCTAACTTTGCAGCTCCACCTGATGATCCAGAACCAAATGCAGATGGATCTGCTCCTTGGGCTCCACCAAACGGATAATCTTGCATATATAAATTAACTAAGATGATCGAAAGGTCATCTTTTTTAATGCTTGGGAATATCATGTTTGAAGTAAATGACTATCAGGTACAAGTTCATAAGTTATATGATCATTACAAACATAATGATGCTGGATATGTTTGGAGAAAGATATTTGTAATAGATAATTTCTATAAAAATCCAGAAGAAGTTCGTAATTATGCTTTATCCTGTGAAACTACGAATAATAATCAAGTTACAGGTGACCTAATAGGTAAAAGAGTATGTGAGGACAATTTAGAATTGAAGAAAAACTTAAAACCAATATATGAGTTTCTTTGCAAACAAGATACTTGGGAAAATATTGAATATGATTCTGATGATTTTGATTCTAAATGGAATGATATGAAGTTCTGGGTCAATGTAAGTTATGGATCAGACTTCGCTAAACGACAAGATAATTATTTTGGAGATGTAGTTACATACCATAAAGATGATACAAAATATAAATGGGCATCTCTTGTATATTTGAATCAAGAGGATGAGTATGATGGTGGTACTAAATTTTATGCTTTTAAAGAGGGTTTGCCAGGATTTAAACCAGATGAAAAAGATGCATTTACATGCGAAATGAAGTATAATAGAATGGTGTTATATGAAGCTAGACATACACATGGAGCGATTCTAAATAGGGATATGTTTCAAACAAAACCCCGTCTAACACAGGTGTTTTTTATGTGACTATATAGATATAGGAATCATGAAAATCATTATTCTACTTACTTGAGGTGAAAAAAAATGAGATCGAAAGCCTTTTTCATTAATGGCGGAGCAGGGCGTGTAATTTGCTCTATTCCCGCTTTAGAGAAATATGCAGAAGAGAATCCAGATGATGATTTTGTTATCATTTGTGAGGGTGGTACAGACTTTTATAAAGGTCATCCAACATTAGATGGAAGGTCATATGATGTATGGCATAAGAATGTATTTGAACATCATATTAAAGACAGACAATGTGTTACCCTAGAACCATATAGAGTTTGGGACTACTATAATCAGAAGTGTAGTCTTACTCAAGCTTTTGATATTCAAATTAATAATCTAGAAGCACCAAGAGAAGTATCAAAACCAACACTTAACCTCTCTAAGATGGAAGTTATTGCTGGTTATAATGTTGTTCAAGAAGTAAAATCAGTAACAGGTAACGATAAGGTTCTTGTCATTCAACCATTTGGAAGAGGAGTCGAACAACTGGGAGATTTTGTTGCAGATGGTAGTTCTAGAAGTCTATCTCTAGTTAATACTGTTGATATCATTAATCAACTCAAGAAGGATTATGCTGTCATTGTAATGAGTGAGATTCATTTCCCAGTAGAGGAAAATGAAGAGAAGTCCAAATATAAGATTGCAAGACCACAGATCCAAGATATGCGTCATTGGGCTGCTGTAATTGATGTTGCAGATCACTTCCTAGGTTGTGATAGTATGGGACAACATTTAGTAAAAGCTCTTGATGGAACTGCAACTGTAGTTGTTGGATCTACATTCCCAGTTAATATATCATATCCTGATGATAAGGACTTTGATGTAATTGATATTGGTGATGGCAGAAGAAAATATTCTCCAATTAGAATAAGTCAAGAAGAACATATTGAAAGGTTTAACGACCAATCGATGGAGATGGATAAAGCTCAGATTAAACAAGTTGTTGATTCTGTAAGAAAGAGACTTGGAAAACCAACCAAGTTTACTGGAACATATGTTCCTATACAACAAGAACAAAAAGATTGTTGCGATAATCCTAATCACGATCATGTTTCTGGTGCAACAGCAGCTGCTTATGCTGGGGCTCAAAATACAACTCCATCTGCATATCAAGGCACAGGTAGAATTAAACCAGAAGCTCCAACACCAAACTTTACTTTAAAACCAGCTAAACCACCTAAAGTAAATAAAGGATTTGCACAAGAAGTAAAAAGCTTGTTGAAATCTGACAAACCCTCTATAAAAATTGAGAAAAAAAGTGAGGCTTGATAATGACACAATGGATTGCAGCAATTGCTAGGGGTCACAACTCTGGTGTTTGTCTTCTTGCTGATGGTGAATTAGTATTTGCTACTGAAGAAGAAAGGTTTTCTAGAAAAAAATATGATGGTGGTCCTTATGCTTCCATCGTTAAGATTTTAGATTACACAGATAAATTGGATCATCTTGTCATTGCACACACTCAACCATTGAGTGATGCAGGTCAGGTTGATTTTACAGGAGAGAACGTATATACAGGCCTAGCAAGTAAGTTGGGGTTAATAGAAAGGAACGTAGAGAATTTGTGGGAACATCCACAGGTTACAGATTATAGTCATATCCATCATAAACTCCATGCTGCATGTGGTTTGTATAGATCTGGATTTGAAAGTGCTGTTGCTGTTATTGTAGATGGTGCAGGGACATTCATTCCTATGCGTATAGGTGGGCAAGAAGAAATGACTTGGGAATTGGAAACAGTTTTTAAGTGTTCTTATCCAGATAATTTTAAAACTCTTTATAAACATCAAGGAGGTAGAGGTCCTTGGCCAGGAGTAGAGTTACCAGATTTCCCAGCTAAAAGAGAAGGAGAGGAAGGAACGTATCATCTTACATTAGATGATTCTGCTGGTATTGTTAAAGCATATGAAGCAGTAACTCAATATTGTGGATGGCAACCTATTGAAGCTGGTAAGACTATGGGGTTATTTCCTTATGGAAAACCCAATGATAATATTCCAGAAATTTATACTGATTATGATGGAATGTCTTTTTGGAAAACTACTAATAGAGATGTTATAGTTCCCACTTATCCTAATGGTGCTGTTGTTAATCAAGGAAGATTTAAGGAGTTATATACTTCTCCAGAAGAACAGAATGGGGATTTGACAAAACTTCAAAGTCGTAGAGATATGGCATATGCCATTCAGACAGAATCTCAAGAGATGGTTTTGGATCTTATTCTCAAAGCAGTTGAAATGAGTGGGGAGAAAAATGTAATTCTATCTGGTGGATATGGATTAAATTGTGTTGCAAACTATTGGTTACTTCAGGAATTAGAACATGAAGATATTAATCTATTTGTAGAACCAGTTAGTAATGATGCTGGTACTGCTCTTGGTGCAGCTTATCTACATTATCATAAGTTATCACAAGACTCTACAGTAAGACCTCATGTTCATGACTTATACACAGGACCAGAGTACCAGTATGAGAATGATGAAATTTTGGCAGTTGCTGAAAAATATAATGCAACAAGAGTCTTTGAAGCTAACCATAAGGATGCAGTAGATCTTATTACCAGTAAGAATATTGTTGCATTGTTCCAAGGTAAATCGGAAGCAGGACCTCGTGCATTAGGTAATAGATCCATTCTCTATGATGCTCGTGATCCAGAAGGTAAGGATCATGTTAATCATGTTAAACGTCGTGAGTACTTCAGACCATTTGCAGGTTCTATTCTAAAAGAACATGTACATGATTGGTTTGATCTCCGTGGTATGGATGAGACTCCATTTATGATGTATGCTGTTAATTGTAAGGAAGGTATTAAGGAAAGGATTCCAGCAATCATTCACGTTGATGGTACATGTAGGATTCAAACTGTTACTTCAGATCAGAATAAAAATTACTATGATATCATTCACGAGTACTATAATCAAACAGATTGTCCTATTATATTCAATACATCCTTCAACCTTGGTGGAGAACCCCTTGTAGAGACCCTAGACGACGCTCTAAGGACGTTGGCGAACAGTTTGATAGAAT